AAATGTTCGCACAACCATTTCGCTATCAACTCCGCCTGACAACATTACATCAAATGGTTCATTATACGAGTCTCGCATAATACGGGCATTATTAAATAATGCATCTCTATAAGAAGGGAGATTTTTATCTATTTTTTTATTAAAATGAATTTTAAAAATAGAATTTGAATCAGTTTTTTTGCCATATTCTATAGCATCAAAACTGTAGCTCATCCATTGATTATGTCTTTCCATTTGTTAGTTCTAATTTTGTAAAAATGTTAATTTAACTCTACCTAGATAATTATTCATTATTTTTCATTACATTAAGTATTAATGATCGATAATTATCTTTTTTTGTTTTTAGCAGTTGTTTGACGTTATACTTTGTATATATTTCATTCCGACTCAGTGCCACTAGATCATCTGCTGGAATTCCGAGAGACCTATGCCAATTGTAACCAAATCCACCGCACTTGAATCTACCATCGAAATATTTTCTTACATTTATTTTTTTTGCAGCTTTAGCTACTTGATCAAAAGTCATTCCGATATAATCGTTGGTCCATCTAATTTCAGTAATAGAAGATGTTTCGATGTTTTCATAAATCTTATATCCATATTTTTCATATTCTATATCAAATTCAGAAAAATCTTTAAATTTTGTTTGATCAAATTTTGGAGGAAATATAATCAAAGGTTCTACACTAAAGTCATCTAATTTATTCTTTTCTGAAAATAAGAATTCTTCTAGGATATTAATCTCGTCGTGTCTGTCTTTTGGCAACCCTAATATAAATCCAGAACGAGTTAGTATCTCTTTAAATTCATTTTTTTTAATTTCTTCAATAAACTGAAATTGTTCAATGGGATTTAAACCTTTGCCAATAGCCTTACCTGAATTATGATTTATTGTTTCTATACCAAAGACTGCTGATTTTAAACCTGACTCTTGTAAGTATTTCACTGTGTCGGGAAATTTTATCATTAAATCAAGTCTCAAATATGTAGTAAAGTTTAATTTAAATGGTAGCCTACTATACACTTCGTCATACAATCTTTTAACTTTTTCTTCACTATCATTGTATGTGTCATCGGAAAAACTGTATTCTGTTACTCCATGCAACTCATAATTCTTTATAAACTCTTCATACAATACATTAGAACGTTTAACCCATTCGCCTTTCTTTTTACCATTAAGTGGAAATGAACAAAATTTACATTTAAAAATACAACCTCTACTAACTTCAATAGGAAGGGTATCTGACGATTCGACAATATCGTTCTTAGTAAAGATATTTTGGCTTGTTGTAAACTGTTGAAATTCTGAACCTTCAATCAGTGATTCTAAAAAACTTACTGGTATTTTTTTAGATTTTTTTGCACAATAATCTGTAAACTCAATAATTTCAGTATCATTATTTTTTGTAAAAACTTTAAAACCGTATTTCTCGATCATAAATCTTTTCGAGCCACCGGCAATAAATTTTACGTTTGGATTAATATCCTTAACGGTTTTAATAAAATTTAAAATTTCTTTATCAATATTTGGGATAGTTGTAGATTTTACATTAAATGAATCTATCGTACGAAAATAGGGATATCCAAATACATGACGCAAAAAGGTTGTACTAATTCCCACCCATAATGTATTATTACCTATAAACATCTTTATTGTATCGATGAGTTCTTCACGGTTGTCTTCATACGCTGTCATATCAATACACTGAACAGTATAGCCTGCATTTCTTAACTCGCTAGCAATTCGAAATGTTCCCGCATATTTAGACATAGGTAATAAATGATTACCATATAGTAACAAACAATCTACTGTCATTTTTTTTCAATCACTGTATTTTGATCAATTACTGATTTAAAATTATCTATATTTTCAGAAGAAATATTCAATGTTAAAAAATATCGAATTTGACCTTCTTCAATTCCTCTAACATCGTGTAGTTGATTAACTTTTAATAAACACCATCTATTAATTTCTATAGGTGGTGTTTCTGCTGCCACAACATTATCTTCGTACCACCTAACGGTAGTATTACTTCCACCAGTGGTAAAATAATAATTTAATGCCCAGTTTCTGCCTTTGTCGATATGTTTAGGGTGTGTACCCCATGTCTCTTCTTGAGGTTTTAACTTTTGGTATGTAGTTACATTTAATAAATTTAATTTTAGAGTTGAAGGAATACTTCCATATAACGGAAATACAATATTTCTAATAATCCATGTATTACATTCTTCGGGCAGATACGTAGCTCGATTCATTGGCCCTCGATAACTATTAACATTTTCTAGTCTAGGATCTACACCAATGTATTTTACATTTTCCAAACATTGAGCAAAAAATTCTTTAGGTAATCTTGGAAGAGATAAGTATGAGAAGTACATAAAGAATATTTATATATCATGCTAATCAACAAATTTTTTCTTTTATTAATTTTATTTTTTTCAAAAGTTGCAGTAGCTCAATCATTAGAGTTTACAGTTATGCACGCTCCCGGTGGTGTGAGCGATATCACAACACGGTATATCGCTAAAAACTTAGATAAAAAATATGTAGTAGTCAATCGGCCAGGAGCATCTGGCAAAATTGCTATGGGTCATTTAATGAATGAAAAAACTATGCTACTGGCTACTGTAGTTCAAGTTTTTGTTACCAACCCTATCAATTTTAACGACTTAAATTACGATCACAAAATTGATTTAGAAGTGCTGGCCACTATAGGAATTATGCCCTCTGCATTACTCTGTAATGCTAAAACAGGAATAACATCCTATCAAGACTTTATCAATACTAAAAAATCATTGTCCTTTGCTGTTGGAGGTTATGGGTCTTCCGAACATATCGCCACTGAAGTATTACTATCAAAAACTAAAAACAATCATATCGTCGTTCCCTATGCTCAAGGGGGAAATAAGTCTGTATTAGATTTAGTTGGCGGGCATGTTGATTGTATGTTTGGCAACTACCCGACAGTTAAAGCCTACACCAATCACGAAAATTTAAAATTATTATTAACTAGTCATGCTGTTGGATTAAAAACATCAACATGGGAAAGTTTTTATAAAGAAGTGTTCCCATTCCAAAGCTATCTTTCAGTAATTGTTCCTAAGACTATGGATGAATATACTAAAGGTAAAATTACAGCTGATCTAAAAACAATATTTCAATCAGCAGAATATAAGCAAGGGCTTACTGATATAGGATTATTTTTCAAATCAGATACTGATAAATCTAAGATTAAAGAATCGTTGAATTATAATGACAATATTAGAAAATTTATTTTAGAAAATAAGATCAAAACAAAAGATTAAGACCGTGTTTCAACTCTACCAATTAAATATTGTTTAACAAAGGATTGTAATCCGTCTGGTTGATTTGTTTCTAAATCGTATCTCAAAAATGGAGTTAAAGAATTCCTAACATAATCAATGCCCTCATGCCATATGACATTGGCTTTTGTTTTAACGCTTCCTTCGATGAACCAATTGTCAAATTCGCTATACCAATCTTTTGTTGCTTTATGCACTTGAAACCAAGAATTATTCCAAGTTGTCGGATACATAACTTTTCTTAATAATCTCTCATGCCAAAATCTTACAGAAGCATAACTAGAAGTTTTAGTGTTCCAGTATTGCTGATAATTAGGATTTAATTCTAGCCATCTTTTTATCACATGTCCTTGTTTGATTAATAATGGCACACACTCAGGGCTCCAGTAAAAATATTCAATAACACTGTTGTCGTAATCTTTTATGTGATCGACAATTGTAACCATGTTAGCTGATCGATCATTGAATCTCATCCAAAATTGACCTTCATGGATAATGCTTTTAGGTTTTTCTACTCCAAGTATAATACCTATCTTCTTCTCTTTATCAAACAGTCTACGAACTTCATCAAAGTATACATAGTTAAATCGAGTAATTCCTATAGGATTCAATGCTTCTCTTTTTTGCAATACCCAGCTTGCATCACCTACTGACAATAATGAATCGTTAACTTGATCAGTTAGATCACAGATTGTAATCTTTGTTTTTGGAATAAACTGCTCTACTTCTTTTAGTCTTGGAATAGTTTGTAGGTAATGCTCGGCCCCTGAATTCAAACTAGAAACATTTCTAGGATCTAAACTAGTATAAGGTTTCCAACCTTTTTCCATTGTGTTGATTAGCAGCTCATCTAAGTGTATACCTTGTCTAATAAAACTCATTAAAATTTGATGGCTATCAGCGCCGCCGCTGTAACTTAAAATAAGATAATCGTATTTTGCTCGCAGATCTCTCACTCGTTTATCATATAATTGGTCTAATGTTTCTTCTGGTTCTTTAGTCCAGTCGTGTATGCTAAATTCTAAATCATTAAAGACCCAGTCAACTGGCTTGTTGACTTTAAGAGAATGAAAACATGCTTGAATTTTTGATTCAAATTCTAAACCGTCACATGTATAATAGCCCAGTAACTTATTAATTAACATCTTTAACTAACCACTCTATTATATCTTTTACTGGCATTATTTTGTTTATATAGTCTATTCCGTTGCCTACATAGATGCATCCGGAATTAGTTCCCTTGATACCCTCATATAGAGATTTGGAATTGTTATCGTCGTCATTTTCTAGTCTAGAAAATAACAGCCCTCTGCAATTTAACGGACCTATTAATTTGATATCTTTTGATGTGGACTCTATAATTTTTTGTTTAGTATCGCTTGACACACAACTTTCTTCAGATGCTGCAAGTAGTGTGCCAATACCCACAGCTAATGCTTCTCTGTCCATAAAATATTTTACCTGTTCAGGACTGCCAATACCACCGCTTGGAATGATTCTTGATCCTACTTGTTCTTTCATAGCATCATATCGATCTTCTAATGATACTAGACTACCGAATGATCTCCCAGCAGCCTGAGGACCTTTCAATACTATCGAATCAAAATAGGACATAGGTAGCCGATTAGAAGTTTTAAACATTACAGCTATACCGTGTACCTTCATATTGTCGATCTGTTTAGATAATTCAGGCCACAAATGATGATCTGATGGTCTAATAAAAAGTTCAACTAATTTTATATTATTTTCTAATAGAACATCTATAACAGGAGTCCATATAAAATGTTCCCAGTGCATACTTAAAATTATTTCTGTAGAACTGGTTGCATCTGTAAACCTTTTTAAACTGGCATCTACATGCTTTAGATTTACTTTTCCACCTTCATAATAATTAAAGATTGACAAACTAGGTACAGCACCCGCTTGAGTTACAGCAATAGCTAAGTCAACATTGGATACTCCATTCATGGGCATAGCCACAATTGGATGTTTGCTATTAAATTTCATTAAATTTTAATCAATCTAATTACAAGTGCCGAAATATCAATCTCCCACCACTTGTTTCCAAAACTAAAATTCCTAGGATATCTATGATGATTGTTGTGCCACGCTTCCCCCCAACTAGGAATAGCCCATAGCCAATTATTTGTACTTTGATCATTTAGATTGTGTGTTCTATATCCACCCCACCAACTTGGTTTGTGTCCCACATAATTAACAACATTACTCATAAGGGCGGTCATTGCAGCAGGCGCCCAATGAAAAAATACCATCAACCAAAATCCTCCTATTAAAAATAGTACAAGGCTATAGGTTGCAATGATTGCAAAATAATATCTATGTAGGAATTGCTGGAATCTGTCAGTGACTAATGCCCTCATTCTCCATTTTGTATCTTTATCAACTTCATTTATATAATCCATCATAAAGATCTTTACCCCTTTGTATAACGGACTATGCGGATCAGTAGGCTTGTCACTCTTTAAGTGATGATTGATATGAATGGCCACCCATGCAAGTGGACTGCCGGTCCCTGCAAAGCATCCTAATAATGAAAATATCTTTACAATGATCGGATGTGTTCTATAACTATTGTGAGAAAGATTTCTGTGATAAGTTACGACGATACCTAAACAACCATATAAAAAGTATCCCACTAGTACCATCATAAAAGAATTAAAATTTAATCCGTACAACCAGACAGCACCGAAAGTACCTATTAAATTTAATATCAAGAATAGTTGAGCACCCCTAGTGCTGCTAGATAAAAATGCTGTGTTCATTTAGTTTCCTATGAGCATTATATTTATAGGATAAAATAACTGATTTTTATTTTCTAAATTCTTGTTTTAACGCTCGCTTTTTAACAATCATTGGGACAGGTTTAACTTCTTGCCCCATTAGTCTCCAGTGCAATTCATAAAATGGTTTTGTATTAGGTGGAACAACGTCTAACAATATATGTTCGTATCTATGAGAGTGTGATCGTTTCCATTGTCTTTCATATACATTTATTACACGTTCGGCAGTGCAATAATAATATTCATACCAACCTCGTGATTCAGCATAATCGAATGCAAATTTAATTAATTCGCCTATTCCTGAATGGTTAAAGCTAAAATAACTTTTAAAATTCTTAGTATATAATCCCGAAATAACCCAAAATTTTCCTCTCATCGTAGTTTCGAACATTCTGATACATACAAAACTAACAAGTTCATTATTTTCAAAGTATCCAATCACACGGCAAAATTCATCATCCTGGAAATATTTTTCAAAGGCACCTAAAAATCCTTCGAGTGTTAATGGAACAGTGCCACCGGTTCTATTTTTTAATGGTGCAATTTTCATGCAATCCGGCAAGTCATCCATTGTTAAAAATCGTATCATTTTTTCAGTAACTTAATGAGCATTGCACCGGGATCGATCTCCCACCACTTTCCACTTATTTCAGTTCCGTAGTGATAATGTCGAGCATGTGCATGGTGGTTGTTATGCCACGCTTCACCTAAATATAAAGGCCACAATAACAAACTATTTTGACTATTGCCGCTAGATGGATTAGTGTAAGTCCTATACGCACCTATACCTGACATATGTCCTAAATAGTTTTGTAAATTAATAGAAAATTGTACAAGAACTACAGGAACTAGCCATGTATAATAAAATAATGTAAAATTAATAAATGCAAAAGGTACTAACAAACATGCTAAGATCAACCAATAGTATTGATTAATAAATAGGTGCTCCTTGGTCATCATAGATCTAATTTTAAATATCTGAATATCATCAGCTTTATTTTTGTTGTCAAGTAATCCAAAAAAGTTAAATTTTCTACCAACAGGAGTATGCGGATCATCTTCGGTATCTACGTGTTCGTGATGTGCTCGATGGATGTATGCCCAAGCTATTGGACTTCCTCGCAACGAAAGCAATGAAATTATAATAAAAACTTTTCTGACAATATTATTTTTAAATTCAAAACTTTTATGGCTGAAGTATCTATGCATCATTATGCTTATACCGATAGATAGTAAAACATGATATGCAATAGCAGACACAAGTAATAAGGGTAAATTAAATGTTACAAAGAATGCACCTATAATAATTGCTAACCTTGCTACAATATGAGAATACCTAACAGTAGTTGAACTAGCTTGAAATAAATTAGTCATATGATATTGTATATTCTTTGTACATTTCTGCACTTTTTTGTAGGAACTGACTGTTCTTAAATCCTACTCCAAACATTTGAATTAATAATTTAGGGTGATCCGGGTTATACTTCGACCCATGCCATGTGTACTTATCGTTATATGCAAACCAATTAGTGGACTCTGGCAATGTTAACAACACAGCAGTTTTTGTATCATTCGGTTTAGTAAAAAACCATTGAGGGTTCGAATCAGTATAATGCAACATTGCTCTAACGTTCCATCGATCTATATTATCATCAGTGTGTGGCGGAATATTTCCTAGGCTTTCTACAACCCTAACACCAGTGACAAGAGAGAATAGAGGAATTTTTGTAATCATTTGATACATTAAGGGAAGTTCTTCTCGAATATCATAGTAAGGTGCAGTCCATGCAGATCGAAATAAATTATTTTTATAGATATCTAAACCTTTCCAGACATCTGTATCTCCAATTTTTGAATAAGATCCCTTATGGTTTTGTTGCGTTTTAACTATAGGTTTTCCATAATTGTTCCAAATATTCCAAAATACAGACCAATCGTCAGGGACTACAGTAGGAAGGTTAAGTGGTGTGGCTACTATCATAATATGTTTCATATATTTATATTACAAAATTGCAGAGAGTTAAATAAAAGATATTCCAAAATTTTACGATAAACATCGTGTACTGTAAAAAAATTCATTTAACATGCGAACATCTTATAAAAGAATTTGCAATTTTAGATATAGAGAAAAAGATAGATACTTCAATTCCTGTAGATAGACAAATACAAATAAGACACGAGCTCAACAATCAATTAAAGCATATAATTGATGCAGACCTAGCTAGGTATAATATACCTCCTGTTCGCTATTGTCTAAGTTATATTAGACCAAAGAATAGTTTTCAAGGTATTCATATAGACGGTAATGAAGAAGGTATTATAAAATCTGCAATAAACATTCCGTTGAAAGGTTGTAAAAACAGTTACCAAATTTGGTATAAAGGAAAATACAGCACATCTCTTGTAATGTTATCCAACAACGTTTATCATGAAATTATGTGGCAAGAACCATATACAGAAGATTTTAAATTAGAAATTGACAGCCCTCATCTATTAAGAGTAGATTGTCCGCATTCAGCACAATCAAATCAACTCGAAGATCGGTGGGTATTTACTATGAGATTTCACGGTAATCCAAATTTTGAAGATTTAGTTAGCAATGTCTGATCTAACACTTATTCGGTATGACGAGTTAGAGGATAAAAGTTTATTTTTTAAATTTTGTCAAGAGGCATCAGAAGAAATTACTCAGCTAGCACACAGCAATATGTGGGTAGAAGATTGGCATACTAAATCTAACACACTAATACATCAAATATACAACAGGCATCGATATTTTGAAACCAGTGGAGCGTTTCACTTAGCGATAAAAAATGAAACTATTGTAGCCTGTTCGGGAGTTTATAGAAGTGAATTCTCCAATGAAGTTGCCATAGGCGGATGTAGAACATGGGTTACAAAAGATTACCGACATTTAGGATTACCTAGAGAACTTTTTTTACCAATGCACAAACAATGGGCAATAGACAATAATTGTAAAGCTATTGCTATCACATTTAATGACTATAATAAAAATTTGATAGAAACATTTAAAAGAAAAAGATTAGGTGAAACTCGATCACCTAGACAATTACATCATCTATTTTATAATAATTTTAATGTAATTGATTTTCCTCTTAATATTCAGTACACTAAACAATGGATAGCGTACGAACAACTTAACTTAAATTTTATGTTTGATTGGAATACTATTAGATGGAAAGACTGAATTTAAAATCTACTACCAACCTTGTGCTTTAACTTCGCTAACGACCTCTTTAAATGCTAGCTTGTAACCTTTTAGAATTTCAGCGTATCGACTAGGACTTACATTTTTATAAATTCCGTCAAAATACTCAGGAACAGCAAATCTTTTATCTGGTGTAATGCTTAATAGATATCTATTTTCATTACTGAAATTAGTTACACAATGTTCCTCTTGTGTATTAAATACAAAATACGTACCAGGTGTGTAGGGAATATCCATAATTTCTGTATTCATTTTTCGCACGTACGGTCTATTTGGTCGCCACATAACTTTAGTTGTTTCAAAACCATTTAGTGCTAAATTTATTGCGGTTTGTCTATTTCCTTGATTATCGATATGCCATCGATAATGCCCCTTAGGGGGCATACATGTGAAGTTTAACCTCCATCCCTGATCTAGAAAAAATTTAATTACAGGATCTGATTCGAAATTACAAGCAGTCCTATTTGGTACATCTAAATAAAATGTATGCCAATCTAATCCCTCCCAGTCTTCTACACTTTGAACATATTCTAATAGTTGAGGTAAGATTGTACAGGGCTGATTAAGTGCATAATAATAATCATCAGGGTTTAATGTTATAGAAGGTAGCATAATTTTTAAAGTTTGTAAAGTATTTATTACTAAATATTTGGAAGTATGCAAGAACTTTATAGATACATCCATATCCCCAACTTTGAAGAGATTCAACACGAATTAATTAAATCTATTAATTATGATTATGCATCTAAAGGCCTACATGCATGTACGTTCAGTGAAGAGCATATGACTGAACATTGTCCAAAATTAATGAGGTGGCTAAAGTCGAGGAGTAAAAGTCAAATTCGATTACTTAGGTTTTATTTTACACCGGGGCATGCTGAGCTAGCTCCTCATGTTGATAGTTCATTCATTACAGTACCGTTTGGATTAAATATTCCTGTATTAAATTGTCATAATACAAAAATGTTATGGTATCATTGTCCAAAAGAAAATCTAGTCATGGGTGCCGTACAAAGCAGTTACCTGCATGGTCTAACTCCTATAGACAATTCTAAATTAGAAATTATCGAAGACCTTGAGATAACAAAGCCTTGTTTTGTTAAAGGTGATGTCATGCATGGTGTTAAAAATTTTAATGATGATATAAGGATAATGTTTACCGTGCGATGGGGACTACATCCTATTAAATTTAGAAATATTGAAGATGTAGTGGATACTACAGATTTATTCGTCTGACGAAAAATATTGATAGAATGGATCAGGATCGCAGCCAATTGACAATGCTATTCTAGGTCTCGAAGTTTCATTCATAAAAACCCTATGTGGTATATAAGTTTTAAGAATTAACGGCTGTGTTAATTCGTATGCGTCTACTTCAATACATTCAAGTGGATTTATAATTGCATCTACCTTAAACGTTTTATTATTTGCCATGGTCCTAATTTCTTCTACTACCTTTTCACCTGTATAAAATTTAGTAAATGTTCCGTTGCAATTTAAAATAGGAATGTTAATTCTAGCTTTCCAGGGCGTAATATCAGTATGTATAGCAGAATGTGTATTATCATACATTATATGAATTGACGCAAAAATGCAGGATAAATTCAATTTGCCGAAAGACTCAGAAAGTTCTGGGCATGCCGCCAACAAACTCGGAACATCGAGATGGTTCCAAGATGACTCAACTTTTCTAAAATATATAGTGGGGTGTTTAAATTTAATAAATTGTAAAACTTTTTTCTGTATTACCTCTAAGTTTTCAATTTCTATTTTTTTATAATATTTCATCAAAATATTTATCTGCTCTTATTACTCCTAGAAAGCTCGATTAATAATTAGGTGGTAAATATTTGAATGAGCGATTATTTTAAAAAACTGTCATTTCCTGTACCGTTTCTTAGCGAATCTTTTGTATGCGAAAAACAATGGAAATTAGGTACTGCTCATATAACAGAAATATTAAGTCCAGATATGCTAGAACTGTTAAAGAAAATTGATGATTTTCGACTAAACGGCCTAATAATTTATTATAGTGGGGAAAGCACGTCTTCCCCGATTCATATAGACAACTATAACGTTTACGATCAAACAAATTTAAATTTTTATATAAATGCAAATGATAGTCTAGTTAACTGGTACAGATCAATTAATAAGTATCCAGGACTACCGAAACACAATGGTGTAGCTTGGAAAAGAGACTACGAAATTGATAAAATGCAGTTAATCGAATCCGTAAACTTACAAGGGGCGTGTTTATTTCAAAGCGGTGTTCCTCATAACGTATCAAATATAACGTCACCTCGATGGTGTGTTAGTATAAAAGTATCATTACACAATTCGAAATATTTCAAATGGCAGGATGCATTAAGTAGATTTGAAAAATTTATTATGTAGAAATTCGTTATTTTAAATCCCATTCTGACAGAGCGGCTTCTATGTCAAATGTAGATTTTATTCTTATACATATAGAAACTCTTGTTGTAAAAGTAAGATTAGATATGCTGTGAGGAACTGACACATTCATTAAAAATGGATCAGATAATCGAAGAGAATCTAGTAGTGTGCAAGAGTTTGGATCAAAGATACTGTATTCTATATCACTGTTTGGACTTTTTTTCTTAACAGGAACCTCATTAGATTGATAAAAATTAGTTCGAGTATATCTGCAATTTTTTAAAGGTATATTTAAACTCCAATTATAGTCATTATCCCCGTCGACATGAATAGGGCTTATGCCTCCTGAATTGAGAACAAAAAGAGCAACATTATGTATATAATTTGTCAACCCGTATTGATTTAACGCACATAAGAGATCTTGATCATCTAAAAAATTATATTCTGGATAAAATAATCTAGTTGGCATCAAATTAAGATCTTCTTCAGATATTTTAGATAATGCGTGTGCCTGTATAGATTCTAGATTATTAATTTTTAATTTATAGAAACATCTCATAATTATATTTATTTCTAAAATTAGAGGGTATAAAATTCAAATTTTACCTTTTTGTTTCCGAGCAAGATGTAATCGTCTTTCTAATTCTTCTGCAACTGTCCAGTCAGTAGTTGCCAGTCTAGCTAACCAGCCTACCATCAAACCCTTTTGAGCTGCCAGTGTTTCGCCCGTTGTGGGATAAACATAATGATCCAGCAACTCAAATATATCGTCAGCTTTTTTTTCTAGGCGAGTTTTTTGGGTGGACATAACATTATTTACTGGCTTGACAAAATGGTAAAGTGATGCTATAATTATATAATGCGCAGGAGAATAAAATGCCATGGATTGAAAACGTAGCGGCCGCTGATATACCCACAAGGTTTCATCATGAGGCAGGTGAGAACAGTATGCTGATCAGCATTGTTGATCCGGCCAGCTGGCGCCCTGTGCCTGCTCACAAGTTTAAAGAGCAACACAACTTTGAGTTTTTGGACGTAGAGGCCAAGGACGAAGTGTTGGAAGAAGCAATGAAATGTAGTCAAGAGCAGGCTAACGAGCTTGTTCGACTGTTGCAACACGCAAAGGACAACCGTATGAATGTAGTTGTTCACTGCTATGCGGGTATTTGCCGCAGTGGTGCAGTTTGCGAAGTTGGTGTTATGATGGGCTTTGAAGACACAGGTAGATTCCGTAGCCCCAACCTATTGGTCAAGCATCGCATGATGAAGGCTTTGGGTTGGACATATGATGAAGATGAAAAGCCAAACATAGACGATTGGCGAACTTTTAGGAGTGTAGATTAAATGGCAAAATGTTATCAATTGATTGGAGTGCCTGGTTCAGGTAAAAGTACTTGGGTGGCTGAACAAGACTGGGCGTTGACCTGCTCTTGTATTAGCACAGACAAGTGGGTTGAAATCTACGCAAAGGAAGTAGGACGCACCTACAGCGAAGTGTTTGTAGACTTTATGCCCACTGCTGTAGACCTTATGGCCAAGGAAGTTGTTGCGGCTCGTGAAATGAATCGAGATATTATCTGGGATCAAACTAGTACTACTCTTGCAAGTCGTACTCGCAAGTTTAACATGTTACCTGACTATGAGCATATTGCAATAGTGTTTAAGACACCTGAACACAAAGAACTTATGCGCCGATTGATGAGCCGCCCTGGCAAAGAGATTCCGGATCATGTTATTGCCAGCATGATTGCCAGTTGGGAAGAGCCCACTGAGGAAGAAGGGTTTAAAGAAATTTGGTATGCCAGTTGACGGTATAGGTCACTGGCTGTATAATAGGAAATAATATGAAAACTTGGATTACTTCGGATCTCCATTTCGGGCACAAGAACATTATGAAGTTCTGTCCGCAAACACGGGCACGATTTCGTGACGATGTTGCTTATATGAATAACGCAATGGCGGAAGAATGGAACGACAAAGTAGAGCCGGGTGATTTAGTCTACATCTTAGGCGATGTAGCGTTTATGTCAGGAAGTGATGCTGGACGAATGATGAATCGGTTGAACGGAGATAAGATCCTTGTAGAAGGCAACCATGACCGCAAGACCCTAATGGATGTAACATTCCGCGATGCATTTGTTGAAGTACATAAGTATTTGGATATCACCTATGATGGCCACAAGTGCGTGATGTTTCACTATCCTATCTATGAATGGGATCAGATGCATCGTGGTTCTCTGCACTTTCACGGTCACTTGCACGGTGGCACTACAGGCATGGAAAAATATCGTTGCATGGATGTGGGTATGGACTCAACTGGGGAAATTGTAATCTCCATGGATCGGGCAGTTCGTATGATTAAAGATAACGAAATTAAAGGGCATCACTAAATATTTGCATGTTCAACAAATTTGTTAAAATGTTCAAAGAGCCCGAACAGGGCACAGTGAAGCTCAGTTTCATAGCGTTAAACGAAAACGATGAACCCTATGAGGACGTTGCTACTATGCCTTACCATGACGAGTACATTCAGGCGGACATAGAAGCCAAGTTCAAAAAGTTCATGCTACTGCGTAAGCATTTAGTAGTAGAAATTACCATCCTGGAAGTGGTTAAAACTTCCGGTTGACAGCATGGTAAATCCATGCTATAATATATACTTATTAACAAGGAGAGCAGCATGGAAGATTTTACAATGGATCTCAGCGGATTTGATGTAGTCCGTAAGGCGCAAGTCTATGCCATGGCTGCTCACGCCGCAGTTGGACAGAGGCGTAAGTACACTAACGAACCCTACATTGTCCACCCGGCTGAAGTTGCCAAGATCGTAGCAGGCGTTCCGGGTAGCACTCCTGATATGGTTGCGGCTGCTTGGTTGCATGATGTTGTGGAAGACACTGGTTGCACATACACTGACATCCACATGGCCTTTGGTATCGATGTTGCTACCTTGGTTGGATGGTTGACTGATGTTAGCCAACCGCATGATGGCAATCGTGCCCACCGCAAGGCAATAGACCGTGAGCATACTGCAAGAGCGCCCGCCGAAGCACAGACCATCAAGTTGGCAGATTTGATCAGCAACAGCCGTAGCATCATGGCTCACGATCCTGCTTTCGCCAAGACCTACTTGGAGGAAAAGAGATTGTTGTTGGCTGTGATGACCAAGGGTGACGCAGGGTTGCACGCCGAAGCCAGCCGGTTCGTAGGTGTATGATTGATTTAGACGTTAATAGTTTTTATCCGCATACTCCTATGAACTGGTTTACTAAACGGCCCCGTAGTTTAGAACTGCGGGTTCGAGAAGAACTTGCTCCCCAGAAATACACTGTGTATTATTCAGGCGGTGATTGGTGGGAAGAAAAGGATGAGATGATGGCATGGTGCTCAAAGTATTTCGGACACAGAAACGAAGGATATAATAATCCTCGCTGGAGTACTGGACCCTTTGAGTATAGATTTAAAAACGAAAAGGACGCTGTGTTCTTTATTTTAAAGTGGGGATGATATGAAATTCTTCTGGGGTGATGCGAAAGGGCTCAAGGCAGATGTCGAACGTCATCGTGCCCACGAAGCCGAACTGGATGCTAAGATAGCAGAGTTGGAGGGCAAGGAAGATCCTATGAGTGTCGCTTCACTGCGAGTTTATCGTCGCTTCCGTGCCCAACTGCTACAGAGCAAGGCCGATGTTGTAGACAAGATTGGAAAAAGAAAATGACAGATTTAGAAAAACTCGAAGCAAGAATTGAAGCAGTTGACACAGCCATTGCCAGTGTAAAAATGGCTCTAGGCGTAGATCGTAAACTGGGACATGATAAACATCCTAACGGTCACTACACTAAGGCGTTGGCAGAACTTATGACCATCCAGTCAAGTTTGAACGCATTACGAATTCGATTGATTGCAGTGGGTAGATAATTTGGACAAACCAACTCTTGACAGGGTTGGTTTTTTCTTGTATAATATATACATACAGACAAACACACTACTGAAAGGTTTTACATGATTCTCAACAATGCTCCAGTTAACGAAGCTATTGTTTCTAACGTAGCAGAAATTGGCGAGTTCCGTATTCGCAATTCTGCCAAAGCGTTCAGCATTTTGAGTTCGGGCTTGTATGCTAACAAGATCCGTGCTATCATCCGCGAATTGAGTTGCAATGCTGTGGACAGCCATGCAGCCGCAGGTAAGAAAGACACTCCGTTTGATGTGCATTTGCCCAACACATTGGAGCCGCACTTTGCCATCCGTGACTACGGCACTGGCTTGAGTCATCAGCAAGTTACCCAAATCTACACCACTTACTTTGAAAGTACTAAAACAAACTCCAACGAGTTTATTGGTGCGCTGGGGTTGGGTTCAAAGAGTCCGTTCAGCTACACTGACAACTTCACTGTGACTGCTATCCAAAACGGCGTTAAGGGTATCTACTCAGCTTTTATCAACGGGGAAGGCGTGCCCAGCATTGCCTTGATGATGCAGGAAGCTACAGACGAGCCTGCTGGTGTTGAAGTTAAGTTTTCCGTCAACGATCGTTACGACTTTGACAAGTTCCGACAAGAAGCTCGAGTTGTCTACAAACACTTTGCTCTCCGTCCGGTTGTTTCTGGCAGTTCCGATTTCCAGTTTGTTGATGCTGAGTACGAAAGCCGCGACATTGTTCCCGGTGTGCATAGTTTCAAGGATCGCAGTAACAGTGCAGCCATTATGGGCAATATTGCTTATCCTATCGAGGTGCCTAACGCTGACGGATCTATTCCGCCTGAGTTGAAGCAGTTGTTGATCTGCGGTTTGGAAATGCACTTTGGTATTGGCGAACTGGACTTCCAAGCCAGCCGCGAAGGCCTCAGTTACATCCCATCAACTGTTGCGGCTATCAAACGTAAATTGGAAGCAGTCAATGCGGCGTTGACTGTGGTCATTGCCAAGGAAGCAGATGCTATTGAGAACCTGTGGGATCGTGCTGTGTTCTTGTTCAAGAAGAAAGAGCATCGACTGTGGACCGCGGCTGTGAGCAAGTATGCTCAAGACACTGCTTTGCCTACTTATGACGACAAACAGTACAACCGTTTGAAGCGGTTTGAGTTTAAAGTAGAGGACCTGGCTGCTAACTATAACATCCAGATTCGACAGTTGCATCAGACTCGTCATAACAAGGCTGTGACCACTGGTAAGAGCACTACAGAGTACGCTCCCGGACATGCAAAAAATGCTGCCGGACATTACATCACTTGGCAAGAATGGCATGTGCAGGTTGATGACGCCAGTCACTTCATCATCAATGATTTAAAGACCGGTGCCGGCGAACGTGCTCGTTATCACTATCGTGAAACTGGTTGCGATGTTTACAGCCGTGCTATCTGGATTTTGGAAAAGGCAGACAAGACTAAGGACATGGATACCAAGTCTTTCTTTGCCGCTATCCAAGAACCTCCGCTTGCTCGTCGCTTTGTCGCAAGTACCTTGAAGCAACGTGAACGTGAGAACATGGGTAAGAACGTTTCAATTCTCAAGTTGGAACGTCGTGGTGGCGGTGGCTATCGTCGTGATGAGCAAGATATGGTCTGGCGTGCCGCAGGCGATACTAGCAAGTTTGTCACTACAGAAACCTACTACTATGTACCATTGAGCGGCTTCACAATGCTAAGTGCCAAAGGCTATACTAGCGGTAAGGACATGCATGAAGATGTCAAGAGCTTGCACAATTTGTTCAACGGTGAGATCTACGGTGTACGTAAGAGCGACATTGAAGATATCAAGAAGAAGCCAAACTGGAAGAACTTTGAAGAACACATTGTTGATCAGTTGGCTGCTAAGGACAATTCCAAACTGTTGATGAGTTTGGTTAAGAGTGCATTAGAGGGGGCCGATGTTATCAACGGCATCCACAATAAAGATATTTTGGCTGAAATTGATGCCAACAGTCCTTACGCTAAACTGGTTTCAGTGTTTGTAAAGGTTGACAAGTTCACAGGAAACCGCTACAATATTGATAGACTGTTCCGCAAGTTTGCTCCTACAGCTAACCTTAGCCCAGAAGCACTTGTGACCAAGTATCAAACAGAACTCAACACAGTTAACAGCCGTTATCCGTTGTTGACTAGTTTGAGTACTTACCGCGTAGAGGCAAGCGATATTGCCGAGTATGTAAATTTAATTGATGCAAAGAAAGGTATTTAAAATGAGTTATCCGTTTATTCTTCAAGGTTCGAATGTTACTGTCGTTATTGACGGCAAACCACATACGATTTCTAAGACCCACGTCACTTACCAAAAGGTAGTTGATGCTATTAAAGCACAAGACTGGGACACTGTTAAAAACATTATTGACCCAGTCAAGGTTGTGCTGAACTACGGTGCTGGCAACATCTCTGTCAAAGGCGAACAACTGTTCTGGAAAGGACAACCTTTTGCAGGTGTATTGGCAAGCCGTATGATTACCATGTTGCAGGATGGCTTTACTATTGAGCCAATGGTTCTGTTCATGCACAACTTGATGAAGAACCCTTCAAAGCGTTCAGTAGATGAACTCTATGGCTTCTTGGAAAAGAACAGTTTGCCCATCACTCCCGATGGTTACTTCCTTGCCTACAAGAAAGTACGCCGAGACTTCAAAGACATTCACAGTGGTACTATGGACAATAGCCCGGGTACTGTTGTCGAAATGGAACGCAACGCTGTTGACGACAACAAGGATCAAACTTGCAGTACTGGTCTCCACTTCTGCGGTTTGAGTTACTTGGACCACTTTGGTGGTAATGACAGCCGTGTGGTAATTGTTAAGATTGATCCAGCTGATGTTGTTTCAATCCCAAGTGACTACAATGGTGCCAAGGGTCGTGCTTGCCGATATGAAGTTATTGGTGAAATGGGCGGTGAAGCAAGGGATGCTTTTGACAAGCCTGTACAGAGCAATGCCAACAGTACTGAAACTGTACGTGCGGCTAAGCCTGCGCCAGAAGTCCGAGTCGGTTCAAGTATCCATAAGCGTGGTTATAGTGACGGCTTCTCTGGTGCAGACTATAGCAATTCATACAACTATGGTTCCAGAGAACACAATGCATATGACGTTGGATACGAGGCCGGTGTGGAAGATCGCGAAAACGGTGATCCAGCACGGTATCGTTATGTGCAACCAACTGGTTGGACTCGCAATACTGATGGTAAGGTGACACCACCTCCTGGAACTGTGTTTAGGGCACAAGGCAGTGATTGGCCTTTCCCAACTAAAGGATAATCAAAATGATTAAACTTTGGTTTGCATTTGCTATCCTTGCTGTTCTGATACATTTTGGCATTCGTGCTATGAGAAATATGGAAGGCAAGGAACAATTGGCCTTGACAAAAAGCATAGGCTATAGTATACTTGTATCACTGGCAGCAGTAATGTTGATGACAGTGCTTGTAATTCTTTTTTAAGGTATTGTATGATCAATGATCGTTGGCTAAGGCCCTTGTATTTTGCTTTGGGTTTTGTTGTTTGTTTTTATCTTTTTTCCACTGGAGTTATCTAAATGATGCGTTTTATTAAAGTTGGTTTGGTTTTGACCGCAGTTGCTCTAACTAGTGCTTGTACTCGTATTGAGACTGGTGAGGTCGGTGTGCGAGTTGGTTTTGATAAACAGGTACAACCAGGTGAGTTGTTGCCTGGTTCGTTCAATCAGACATTCATCGGTGATGTGCTTACATTCCCGGTCAAGGATGTTAACGTGGTCTTGGAGAATATGACTCCGGTGGCCAAGGACAACTCAACCATGAAAGACTTCGATGCTGTAGTTGTTTACAACATCAATTCACAGAATGTTGCCGAACTTTATTCAACCAAGAACAAATCGTTCCACGCTGAATTCAAAGGTGACACTTATGTGATGTACAACTATGTGGTTCAGAATGCTCGTAATGCTATCTACAAAGCCGCACGAAAGTACGAAGCATTGGATATGGCAGACAACCGCACTGACATGGAAAACTACATTAAGGAAGAAATTGTTCGCAACCTTTCTGAAGAAAAGTTGGACGGTTCCATTATGATCAGTCAGGTTATGATTCGTAATGTACTGCCAAGTGATACTGTTGTTGAGTCGGCTAACGCATTGGTTCGTAGTAAGAACGAACTCAAGCAGAAGGAAGTTGAAGTTAAGACTGCCGAAGCTGAAAGCCGTCGTATGGCAGCACTTGCAAATAACTCAGGTGCTAGTATTGCATTCATGCAGGCACAAGCCATGTTGAATATCTCAGAAGGTATCAAGAATGGACAAGTACAGACCATTGTTGTTCCAAGCAACTTCAATGCATTGATGATGCCTAAGTAATTAGACAAAAAGAAGAACAAGGGCTGTCACGGCCCTTTTTCAGAGAAAGCATAATGTATATCACAAACAAATACGATTCAATCCGACTGCCCAATGAACCAGGCATGTTGGAATGGTTGCAAGAACACTATCCCTACTCAGGATATAAGGTGGTAGAAAAATGAAAATCAAAAACGCTGTGGGCACACGAGGATTTATTCTGGACACACTGAACGGATATGTATTCCGTGTATATCACGACAAAGGTGGATTCACGGACTATGACCTGCGTCATGGTGATTTAGAAGTTACAATAGTAGATGAGGATGCTTACTTCTACCCTAATGACAAAGACGGCGGCACATTGGACTATAGTCCAGAAACACAGGGGCTTGATATAAAATGAAAGACGAAAGTCATTTACCAGTAAGTGAACAGAGTCTTATATTCCGCCTACGCAAGCGAGCAGAGATTCGCAGACAGATCAAAGACCGTAAATCAGTACAGGAAGGCACGCCAGACCGTATTGCAGATTTGTTAGAAGAAGCAGCCGATGAGATTGATCGATTAAATAGTACACAATGAATGATATCGATAAACTTATTTTTCTCAAAGAAGAAGAGATTCAAAAGTACAGACTTGCATCAAAAGATTTTCCCGTAGAACTAAGAAGAAGATTTTCTGTACATTATATTAAAATGTTAGAAGATCAACTTAATAAATTGCGGCTACAAAAATCAAAAGCATCTAATTAACTCTATGCCTACAATTCATATATTAAGCAATCCAACCGGTCCTGTTCATATTAATAACAGGACCGATCCCTTTTCTATAGCGGTAATAAAATTTATCAACAACATGATGCCTCTAGGATGGGACTGTATCCATTACGGTATAGTGGGCTGTAAAGTAGATTGTGAAACTGTAATTTGTTTAGATGAGATATACCCACACAGAAATTCTTGTATAGACAAATACAATATAAGAGCAGCCGGTGAAATTAAATCCCGAAAATCTCCCGGAGATATTATAGTTTGCTTTCATGGTTGGGAAAATCAAGTTGCCGCCGAAGCCAATAACGATCTTATTATCATCGAACCTAGCATAGGCTACGACACTAAGGCAGTGTTCGCACCTTATAGAGTATTTGTCAGCTATGCCCAAATGCACATGTTCTACGGTGAGAGAAAGATGTTAATGGCTCCTAGCTGGTATGACGCTGTTATACCAAATGCATTTTCACCAGACGAGTTTGAATTCTCTAAGGCAAAGAAAGATTATATTCTTTACTTTGGTAGAGTTATTGAAAACAAAGGTCTTAATATTGCTATACAAGCTACAAAAGAAACAGGACATAAATTGATTGTAGCAGGTCCCGGAGATCTAGCAGACATGGGTTATTCTGAAATTCCTAGTCATGTAGAAGTGTTTGGTGTGGCAAATGCAGAACAGCGTAAAGTATTAATGCGAGATGCAAAGGCGATCATAGGACCGACTTACTACGTTGAACCTTTTGGCAATATGGTTGCTGAAGGCTACTTCTCCGGCACCCCAGCTATTACCACAGACTGGGGGGGCTTTACAGAAACAGTTGTACAAGGTGTAACTGGATTCCGTTGTAGAGAGTTTAAAGAATTTGTCGACGCATTGAATAACATTGACAAGATAGACCCCAAAGTTTGCCGAGACTGGGCAATGAAACACTACTCTGAAGAAGTTGTACATAAACAACTCGATGAATATTTTAAAAAATTATTAACAGGCAACTTTTATAGATCATGAAGAAAGCAATACTGGTTACTAGCGTCATTGATGTTGATAATACCTATCCACTTACCTACAGTAATGTAAGATCTATCTTCAGTAATGAAGAACGATTAAGACAAACTATTTTTACTCTATCATCTTTAGATAGAATAATAGACGACGAAACAACTATATTTTTAGTTGACTCATCTAAAAATTCTGCACACTACAAAGCAGTACTTGCCTACCAACCAAATCTTGTTTTTATTAATGTAGCAGAAGAATTTCCCGACTTATTTGATATTATTAGAACACACTCTCACAAGAGTCACTGTGAAACAATATTACAACTTGCATTCTTTAATAGATATAAAGATTTGCTCAAAGAATATGACTTCTTTTTTAAATTAAGTGGAAGATATTTCTTTGATCGGTCGTTTAACCTAACTCATTGTACAAATGAAAATACAGGGAAATTGTTTTTTAAACATCCGTTAAAATTTGAGTGGCAGGATACTTGGCCCTATGAAATGGTAGATAGACGAAGTACCCAGCAAGATAACACGCTTAGACAATATTGCTCAGTGCTTTATGGATGGACTTCTGAGTATCATGAAAAAATGCTAGACATCTATAGAGTGATTGCAGAATTTACGAATAACCCCAATGGTATAGCATATGATCTTGAAACCTTGTTATATTTCTTTACTAGACCTTACGAAAAAGACATAGTAGAAACTGACTGGAAAATATATGGCTGGGAAGGAGTTAGTGGAACATACATGAGGTATTAAATGAATTTAGAATTATTAGTTATCGATAACTTTTATGAGAACCCAGACATTGTTAGAAATTATGCATTGTCTCAAGACTTCTCGGTAAAAGGAAATTATCCCGGATCAAGAACTAAACCTTATCTACCGGACGATGTTAAATCCTGTATCGAATACTGGATGGCATTTGCAGGGCCGGTTACTCACTGGTTTGAAGATCAAGGTTACACCGGAGCCTTTCAATTAGCCACAGCTCAAGACAGAACATGGATACATGCCGACCATCATAATATGTGGGCAGGTGTTTGTTACCTAACTCCAGATGCTCCACATACAGGTGGAACTGCATTTTATCGTCACAAAGAAACTGGAGAATTTAGAAGATCTAACAAAGACCACGAAGGTTATGATTATACTAAATGGGATCAATTTGATAGAGTAGGAAACAAATACAACAGGCTAATAATTTATCGAGGTGATCTATATCACGCAAGTTTAGATTATTTTGGTAACAGCAACGAAACTGGCAGACTTTTCCAAACTTTCTTCTTTAATACTGAGAGAATCTAATGACCTATAAAATTTGTCAGGTAATATTTTCAACTAACAGACTAGAGTACTTGACTCGTACACTAAGAGCACAGCGTAATATAAATTATTACGGATGCGAAGTACATAAAATTTTCATCGATGATTATCCTAAAACTCGAAACGATTTGATGATCACAGAGCTGGTTAAGTTGTACGGCTATAATGAAATTATTTTGCATCCAGAAAATCTAGGGTTGAGTGTAACATGGAGTCAATTCTGGGACCTAATGAAAGAAAGAGATTATGACTACATATGGCACCAAGAAGATGACGTAGAAATACTAGAACCTGTACTAGTCACCGACCTTATAGAGCTATTGCAAAAAGATCAAGAATTGGGACAGGTTCAGTTAGCAAGACAAGCATGGTACGGTCACGAAACGGATCCGATTGCTGACAGATCAGATCATATCTATAAGAATTTTCGTTATACAAAAAATAGCTTGATTTTTAGTCCCATGGCAAGTTTATATTCATTAGATAGGGTTAAGGTGGACTATAGAAAATTCTACGATTTTAATTTAAATGAAGGGCTTGTAGGTAAAGTACTACACGAACAGTACGGCATGGTGTCTGCGAATATTAGAAATTATTATGGAAGAAAACTAATTAATCACATAGGCGAGTGGTTCGTAGGTAAAAGAGTGTTACCAAACGAACCAAATTATGATCAATTTGCCCACTATGATCCCGATAAAAAGTACCACTCTAGAGACGGCAGAGATTATCAATGAAAGAAAAATACATAGACATGTATATGGATTGGGCTTTAAGAGCTGCTGAACTTAGCCACGCCATTAGACTTCAGGTAGGTGCGGTTATTGTTAAAGATGGTTCAGTTATTAGCTACGGCTACAACGGAATGCCTGCGGGCTGGGATAATGACTGTGAAGATAAAGTTTGGGATTCGGGTGCAGGTGGTTGGCTTGACCCAGAGGAGTTCGATGCTAAGTACCCGCACGAAGGATGGCACGAAGGTGCTCAACGAAATGTTCGTTACGGATTAAAAACTAAACCAGAGGTATTACATGCTGAATCCAATGCGATTGCGAAGCTGGCCAAGTCGAGCCAAAGCGGCCGTGATGCTGATATTTTTATTACTCACGCTCCTTGTTTGGATTGTGCCAAACTTATATACCAAAGCGGCATATCTAGCGTATACTATCGCAATAGTTATAGGGACATGGCGGGCGTAGAATTTTTAGAGAAGAGTGGTCTTAGCGTCATTAAAGTAGCACATAATGAAAGTGTAAGTGATAACTAAATATATTACAAGGTGGAAACATGACTACACCAAGAGTACGATTCAATTGGTCTATGCTAGATCGAGAAACTATCGCCAGTTTCCTGTACTCTCTTTATCCGGAATTAGTCGGGCAACAGCTTACTATAGAAAAATTCCACAGCAAAATTACCAATCATTTAAAAAAATTAGCGCCAGTTAGGTTTAAACGAAGTACTAATTTTAAAGTAGAATCCAATCAAGTTTGGGTGGGCGGAACATATTATAGTGAGTGGGACCAAGATAAAAAGAAGGCTGTAGAGATAATATTTGTTTATTCGTTGTTTGACGAGCATATATGCATAACTAAAAAACGCTACAAGGGAATGTGTTATACAGTAGCAGACACCCTACTACACGAATTGATACACATGAGGCAGTATCGTAGGCGTAAATTTAAAATTATTCCAGATTATGCCAGCACTGCAAACAAAACAGAAGTGCAAATGGAGCAGAGTTATTTGGGCTGTTCCGATGAAATAGATGCATACGGATTCAATATCGCTTGTGAATTAATAGACAAATTTAAAGGTGATGTGGACCAAATCGTCGACTACCTAAGTGAAAACCAAAAAGGCATCAGACGACGTCACAACAGTTGGAGAATGTATTTAAGAGCATTCCAACACGATCACAACCATCCCATTATTCAACGATTAAAAAAGAAAGTAGTTCGATATCTACCGCAAGCAGCCATTGGTAAACCTTACCGTAATAAAGACTGGATAGACCGTTGACATGCAATGTTAATACTGCTATACTAGCAGTATGACATACACTCTATACAAAAGTCAAATACGCACTCTCAAACAGAGCGATCCTAAATTCGTAATCTACGACGGATTGATGCAGGCACCTCGAGCAGGATTTGAGATCAATCAAAGTTGTCCAAAAGAATACAAGATGATTATCAATGAATGTATTCGTCACGGTTGGCTCAAACCTGTTGCCAATGTTACAGAGCGTGAACTTATTTTTATGGGGCTCAGTGAATGACATTAAATACATATATTATGAATTTCCCTTTTTCAAATAACCCAAAAATAGGCATTGTGGGCCTAGGATTTGTGGGCAGTGCCATTGCTAGATCAATGGAAATCTCAACTGACCTTATACTAGTTGATAAAGATACAACAAAAGGTTCACACACATTTAAAGATCTCGCCGACTGCGAAGGCGTGTTTGTCTGCGTACCTACTCCAATGGGAGACGATGGCAAATGCGATGCCAGTATATTAGAGTACGTCTTAGAAAAACTTAAAGATTACAAAGGCGTTATTATCAGTAAGTGTACTGCACCACCTAGTGTGTACCAAACTCTAAATGATCAGTACCCTAATCTAGTTCATGCTCCGGAGTTTCTAACTGCTGCCAATGCTGAGAGAGATTATATAAATGGCAAGTTTGCCATTATCGGCGGTAGCGTAGGTGCATATCAGCGTGATGCAGAACGCATTATTCGGCTTGGGCAAACTGCATTAGAACAGGTACAGCATTGCACTATCCAAGAAGCCGCACTGAGCAAATATGCTATCAATTCATTCCTATCGACTAAGGTTACGTTTATGAATGAGTTATATGCCCTTGCTACTAAAACAGGGCAAGATTATAATAAGATTGCCAGTATGATTACAATGGATAGTCGTATTGGCAATAGTCATATGAAGGTGCCAGGACCCGACGGCGAGTTCGGATTTGGCGGTATGTGCTTTCCAAAAGATACTTCTGCTCTATTAAAATACGCAGAACAACAAGGTGTGCAAATGAATGTTTTGGACTCCGCAGTTAAGAAAAATCTAATACTACGCTTGACTGAACCTAAATAATAATGTATTATAATATACAAGTCATCCACGACAATAACTCGGAGAATAAATGGATACAAGTAAAAATCTATCGCAAGTTATCCGCGATCGAATGAAACAAGATAACAAACGCTTCTGGGCAGGCGACAACATCAGCGACTATGTCGACAACAATGTTATGCCTGAACTTATTGAC